ACAACTGTGTCGGCATCTTTCATGAAACCGCCTGATGCTTGACCTCCGCGATCACGGATGGTTGGTTCCGGTGTTGAACCATCAGTTCGATCAATCGTCCAACTAGCGTATTTCATTGCAACTCCTTCACTCGTTCTTGTTGCGCTTGAATCATTGGCTGAAGAACACCGATCTGATCTAAGGCTTCCAAGTGCGCCCAACCAGCTCCACCAGCCATCGCCTGAAGATTCGCTTGACGGCTGAGTCGAGCCTGCCAGTAGCCAGGTTGGGACTCATCTATTTGTTGGCGTGTGAAGTGTGGAATCTGGTCATACATTTTGATGAGTTCGTCAAGTTCTCGACGCGCTCCGATAGCGACCAGCCTTGTTCTTTCAAGTCCGAGTTCTTTGATGTCGGCATCTATCGCATCTATCTCGTCACCTGTTGCACGAAGTTTCGCTATCTCTAGTTCAGTTTTTTTGTTTGCCATGCCGACTTCTTTGATCGTGTAATACAGGGCTTCTAGTTCTCGACACACTTGAACGAATTGCATCTCTGGTGTGTCGTGTTGCCCGATCACGAATCGTTGTAGTTGGTATGGAGTGCGTGGCATCTGACATTCAATGAAACTTAGTTGAATATCTTCACGCATTAGAACACTCCACAGTCAGAAAAAGTTGCCATACCAAAACGGATAGCAGGCAAAGTTGCAGACAGAGTAGTTTTCGTGTCAGTAGGGAACGAGATTTTGTCTATCGTGTTTACGTTGCCACCATCACCTTGACCACCACCAAGATATCCAGCGACACCCGAATCAGATACTGCGCCGACTCTGTCAAGACCAGTAGTCAAAGTTCCAGACAACGTGGATTTTGTATCTGCTGGGAAAGTTATTTTGTCAATTCTGTTTACTCTCGGTCCTGATGGGTCGCCGCCTGCGACATAACCTGCGACACCATTATCAGCGAAACCTGCACCACCTTGTATCGCAGATGTCAAAGTTGCGCTCAAACTAGTTTTGGTATCGCCAGGAAAAGTTATTTTGACAATCTCGGTAGTCCTTGAACCACTAGCGTCACCACCAGCAAAATATCCAGCCACACCATAGTTTGCGAAACCAGCAGCCAAGATTCGTGCAGTGCCTAAAGTTGCTGACAGAGTACTCTTGGAATCTGCTGGGAAAGTAAACTTGTCAATCGTTGCAGAATAATTTGAGTCATATCCACCAGCGACATATCCTGCTACACCAGAGTTTGCCATAGCGAACAAAGCGTTTTTTGCTGTAGTCAAAGTTGCAGATAAAGTGCTAATAGTTTCAGCAGGAAAAGCAAGTTTGTCTGTCCCTGAAATATCTCCACCACTATAGTTGCCACCACTTGAATATCCTGCGACACCTGAGTTCGCAAACCCTGCGTTATTTCCTCTGCCGAATGACAAAGTTGCGGTCAAAGTTGTTACTGCCTCACCAGGAAAACCGATTCTAGTTATACCTGAATAATTAGAAGAACCACCAGCAAAGTAGCCTGCGACACCTTCACGAGCACCAGAATGTGGTGCGCTAAAGATTTGCACTGCTTACGCCTTGACGTTTCCGACCACAATCCATGTGTCGGTATCGCGCTTCAGGCAAGTTGTGACGGCATATTGACCGTTGAGTATAAGTTTGCCACCGCTTGAGTTGAGTGTCACTCCGACAGCAGCGACAATCGTGGCAGTCGTTGTGCCGAGATTACAAATGTTGATCTGGTCACCAACCGCAAACGCTGTGGTTGAGTTCGCAGGAATTGTCACAGAAATTGACGAAGCATTCGTGACGGTAACCAATCGGCCGACATCTGTGAGTGCCACGGTGTAAGCGGTGCCGGTTTGGGAATTGATTGCGATGATTGACGATGCCAAGATATTGGCGTTCGCTGCGGTGAATACATCGCCTGTCGTGAAGGTTGGTCTAACTGACATAGTTCTCCTATCCTAATCCAAATAAAGTGTTGTCAAGAGTGCTGGTGTCAAGTATGAAGTTTGATATCACATTAGCCTGCCCTAGACCAAATCTTATCCGATGATCCTGAGGCGTGATGTCGTGCGATACAGACTCGATAAACACATTGTCAGTCCTACTAAGAGGCGAGCCAGTTGTATAAGTCTTGGTCACCGAAACAATGTCGCCCACATCCAAAGTCACCAGGGTTGGATATGTTGCCGTTCCGCAAGCCTGAAGGCTGGTTGATATCTCATCAAATCTGAACACTGGGTCTTTATATTTGGCGAGGATGTTCACAGCCAACGCTGAACCTGCTGCCTGTGTTGATAATGGGACGTTGTCAAGTGAGTAACTTTGCACACCAAACTGGGTTTGCGATGCGGTATCGCTGACGACTTGAGCTGTGCCGAAACCGTCCACAGAGATTGAGACACGGTTGAATAAAGTTTCTTGACCGTACCCGACGCTGATGTCTGTCATCGGTACAGATGATGCGGCAGTGCCACCAAAATTTTTGACAGCGGTAGAGAATGTTGAAAAGATTCGTTTGTTAAAAGTGATCTCATTTTTTCGGTTTGCATAAAGTCTTCCGTCTTCGGCGATAGCAACACTTTGCAACGCACTTAAAACATTCGTATTGTCCGCATATGCGACAGTGCCACAAGTAGCAACACCTGTCTCAATGCTTCTCAACGCAGTCGAGTATGCAACTTCGGGGCGGTTAAGGATTGCTGTGACACGCGCAGAAGTTAACTGCTCAGAAGGATTGAAGCCCTGGAGTGTTGTTGTAGACAGTTGATATAAACCATCGGCAGCAGTGATTGAACAGAACGACAAATTTGGCATCGCGTACTGAATGTCTAGATCAGTAATTTTCCCGACAAATAGTTCTGCTGTACCGGCAAGAACTTTGAAGTTACGTCGAGGAGATAAATCTAGATTGCCTGCATACCATGTAGAAGCAGTGTTTGCTGGATCAAATAGACGGCCAGATAGACGGTCATCGAAAGTTGCTTGACATATACCGACCTGCATGTTGTCAATCTGGGACTGTCTGCCACGCTTGATTGAAACTGACAGAACATATTGGGTTGCGTCCACGAAGTTTGTCGTACCGTCAAGAACATTTGTTGTGTTGTCTAAAGTGTCGACATCAAGTGTGAACGCATTAGCGACAGCACCCACATCCAGCAATACCGAATACGCCTGACCCCACTTCATTGTTTGTGCCATGAGTTAATCCTGAATCATTGTCGAGCGTTGATGCCGAGCGGATCAGCAGCAATCTTTGAATACTGTTGAATGACTTCAACGATCTCTCGACCAGCTTGAATACCGTTCGTGCCGATCCCAGTGTTGATAACGATGCTTGTACCGCCACCAGTCTGAGCAGTTGAAGTCATACCAGATACAGGAGTCGGTACAGAAGGGATGCTCGGAATTGCAAGATTGGCGTTAGGCATTTGAGCGGCAGCGTCAGCAACCTTCTTGATTGCTTCAGCCAAAGCCTCAAACGCATCCTTCTCTCTTGCTATCGCATCAGACAACCGTTCAGAAGCGTTTATCTGATTCTCTTTAGCATCATTCAAATCTTTGAGCAGCCCATCGTAAACAGCCGAACCAACAATCGCGCCGAAAACAATCTCATTCAACTGAGCCTGAGCAGTAGCCAAACCATTAGTCGCATCAAACTGGTCGTCAGTAGCGTCACGGACAGCCAACTTCGCTTGAGCCAAATTAAGTTCCGCTTCACGAATATCTTGCGGACTTGACTCAGGATCTTTACGAATATCAGCCAACTTCTTCTCAGCGTCAGCAACCGCAAACAAAGACTCCTCAACACGGTAACCAGCACGCTCGACACCGCGCTGAGCCTTATCTAGTTCACGTTGCGCATTCTTTGCCTGTATCGAATCTGCACCATAACCAGCGACAGCCTGGTTGAATTTTTCTTGTGCAGAAGCAACATCAGTGTTCGCTTTATCAAGATTCTTTTGCGCGTCAGCAGTACCCTTCTGCGCACTAGTCAAAGCCTTCTGAGCAGTTGTAGAACCCTTCAACGCATCCGTGTATTTAAGCATTTTCTCTTTGAAAGTAGCGACAGCATTACCAGCCTTCGAAGTACCAGAACCCAACTTGTCCAACGATGAAGTCATCCCATCTGTCGCTTCTTTAGCCTTAGGCAGAACTTTTGTTCCAATCTTGTCAAACTGATCGACAAGTGGACTCGTTTTGTTTCCTTGCAAATTCATCGCAATACCAGCATTAGTGACAGCATTGCGCATTCTGTCAAAACTCGTTTTCACACCTTCGGTGCGGTCAATCAACATTTGTTCAATGCTGACAACACCATCGCCACCAGTGATGGCACTGGCGAAACCTCGCAACAGATCAATCGCTGCTGCTACAGGTCCAAAGAAATGAACGATAGCCAATTCAAGGTTGGTGAAGCCGAGAATCATCCCTTCTAAAGAGTTAAGAACTTTGAACGTGGTATCACCCATTGCTGCACCAAAGTATTTCAAAGCACCAGAAATGCCTTGATCTTTGAAACCTTCGACTGCGTACTGCAACGCAGGCACTAGACGTGTTTGGAAGAACTCAACCAGCTTCATGGCTGTTGGGAGAAGAAGATAGCCGATAGATTCTGTGACCTCTCCCAACGAAGTTTTAAGAATCTTTACACGACCAGAAAAGGTGTCGGCAGCGACCGCAGACGCACCAGCGAACTGTCCTTCAAGTTGTAAGAGGATTGAACTAAAGTCTTTTGACTTCTTCGCACCTTCATCCAACGGAATGCCGAGTCGAGTCAACGCACCGATGTTGCCTGTCGCCGCACGACCCAAACCTAAGGTCACTGATTCCAAGTCGCGTGATGTAGCTGCCGATATATTTAACGCCAAATTGAACAGACGTTGAGACTGTGTTAGATCACCTGTTGCTCGAACCAAGTTGGCAAACGCTGGACGAAGATCATCGTCGGCGACACCAGTCGCCAACATCGCTGCTGTGATGAACGCTTCCGTCGCCTGCACTTGAGCCAATGTCGCACCGGCTGAACGCTCCAACTGTGCTTGCAGAAGTTTCTGAGACTTCTCATCTTCCGCAGCCATATACACGGCACCAGCTGCTGCACCAGCAACAGCAGTCAAACCACCTAAAGCGACTAACGCGCCTTTCTTTACAACATCGAAAGCGTCACCAAGTTTTGAGCCAACAGATTTGATCTTGTCAAGAGAATCCATGCCTTCACGCGCAAGGTTCTTGAACGCAGTTATTGCGCCATCAGAATTGCCAAGAATTTTTACAACAAAAGTTCGTTCACCTGCCATGGTGATTGAATTCTACTCAGTTCGTAGCCATCCGTTTACGCAACTCAGCCCACTCACGTTTCATATCAGCATGAATCTCACCCTGGCTCATACCGTCATACTGCGACAAATCAACTGGAGCATCCCACCACTTCGGATCCTGAACACATCGCATTGCCTTACCGCTTCGAGGCTGACGTGTTGAACGAATGTTAGGTGTATTGAAAGTTCGGGTCGGCGCAGCGATGTCGGTGATGGTTGGGTCAATAAAACGCCAACCCGAATGATGTGTGCGGAATGGTTGACCAGCCTCGTGTTGTGGCAGGTAGAAGATACGCGCAGGATCTTTAGTTGCTGGGTCGCCTTTGAGACCTAGGCGATGATGTGTCTCATGCCAAACTTCTTCCCAGTTCTCAACTGGCACAGCCTGCTCGAATGGGATGACAACGTGCCAGTGAGGATTGTCTTCACGATGTGACCAGGTTGTGTAAGCGAAATGGATATACGATCCGATATCACAATTCTCGAATGCTTCACCGTCAAGGTCGGCGACTAACGCCCAGATGTGCGACACGTTGCGATTGCCTCGCGTTGTGTGGTCACGATAGGTGACAGGCGAATAAAGCGAACCATCAGACTTCTTTTCACGTTCTTCATGTTTTCCGAGCATTGAAGCAAACTGCATCCAAGATTCGGCGATGGTCTTTGGATAGACAGATTTGACCGATGGGAACCCGACGACTTCAAACATTGTGCAGAACCTCCTAGGTCAAGGATACCGAATCCTCAGCCGATTGCAAGCATCATAAATGCAGATCATTCAGGACTTTATCCAGCCCATCAAGGTATTCTTTGGCAATCTCGTTCTTGCGCTTGCGGACGGTCGGCCAAAAGAAGTAACCAGATTGTCCACGATGTCGCAAGAATTGTTTCGTGTTTTTAGTCGCACCACCACCAAATTCTGCACCGAAAAAGATGTCTGACAGAACAACTTTTTGATTGCGTCCTTTAATTTTTTTGCGTTTATTTTGATTCACTGGTCTGGTAGTGGATCTGAATGGATCGTTGCCTCGAAGTTTGATTGTTGGGATTCTTTCATTGCTTGCGCGTAATCCTTTTGCGACTTGTAGATATTGTCTAGACCTACCAGGTGAAGCACCAGCTGCTCCTGCTTCAGTTTTAACTTCGGCTGATAATTTTTTAGCAATCTCATAGGCAACTTTACGCATCTCTTTATTAAATAAAGGACTTGCCTTCTCGTATCTTCTTAACTGTTCAAATAGATCCTTGACATCAACTGTGTTGCCACCTGGCACAACACTGAATCCGAGATTTACGCCATTGACCATTCCACTGCCCCGACCAATTGTTGACGCGTCACCAGGAGCATTTGGAAATGCCGAGAAGTATGCCATCAGGTAATCCTTTGTGGTGGGTTAGATTTCACTGAACGCCAACGAAGATAAGCAAGCATCGTGTAAAGCATCCTAGGTGATTCTTGCAGAAGGACAGATGGTGCGATGTGTGTCTCGCACGAAAGATATGCGATCAGCCAGTGGGCTGAGGATTCTCCAAAGGGACGATCACCGCAGAATCGGTTCCAACCTCCACACTCTCAACAGTTTCAGTCCACTCTTCAAACTTCAATTGAGTTTTGTGCAGTCGAGTCTGTGCATGCCAACAAAGCCAAGCAAGGTCGGTGAGTTTTAATTCGGTTTGGAAGTTAGCGACAGAACGATTCTTTGCACCTTCAAATGCGATGAAGTCAGCGAACTGTGCCGTGACTTTACTTGTAACACCATCGAGCGTGGTGACTTCTAAATTGATCTTCATAAACCTCCTTAAGATTTATTTAAGCAGTTGTTTTTGTGATTGCTCCACTGACAGGCCACGTTACGTCCGCTGTGTTTAGTTCGCCCACGGCACCATTTACAGGAGTCCAGTTGTTGCACAAAACCTGCATAGCGAATTTCGGCGAAGCCGTTCCGAGAGCGGTTCCGTTCGGGAAGATGTTCAAAGTTGTTGCTGTTGAACCAATCAAAGGAAAAATCAGACCATCAATATCGTTAAACGAGTTGTGGAAAGAAAGAGTGACAGAATTATCGATCAATCCTGAAACTCGTGTTACTGCACCGGCAGACCCGAAATTCGTTGTTGGTACCTCTGCAGCAGAAGTCGTCAATGTTATTGCTGCCACGCTTGAACTTACGTCTGTTCCTGCAAGTTGGACGACTGCTCCAGTTAAAACTAATTTTGCCATGATTATTTATCTCCTGCCTTATCGGCTTTCGAGGTTGAACTATCTATTAAAACTACACGCCCAGAGGCGACGAGCAATGATACATCAGGAACATCCGTCTCATCAATAGTGGCTGGATATTGTTTATCAGCCACAATGAAGCCTTCAACGACTTGATACTTTGCCATAGGTTAAGCGTACACCACGACACGAAAATCCACTGTCAGATATGTTGTGTCGTTTGCGTCAACCGTTGAAATGTTGGATGCTTCTTCCACAATCAAAGTTTGTGCTTTACCACCAAGAGTCTTGTCGCCTTCAATGGCGGCTCGAATCCCTGAGTCGTAGGAAAGATAAGTGTCCATCAAGTTTTGTGCTGTGCGTTCCGCAGCTCGCCCAACAATCACTGAAACTGTGAAAACGTGTGTCACTAACCCTGGACCCATCGCACCGTGATAGGTGACAGATTCAAGAGTCGGCCAAGCAATACCGCCAAGGGAAGGATTGACTTGATCTGGTTGAACTGCGTAGGCGCGAAGATTGGTGATCGTGTCCAGTCGAGTCTTGAGACCAGTTTTGAGTTCTGTGACTGTTGCGGTCATGCGAACATTCGCATCTTGCGATACGGCTCAACAAGTTGCATCACATCAGGATCAAGTGCGCGAGACACTCGCATCACACCAAGGTCGCCGAAACCTGCAACACCAAGAGGCGAGTCATAGCGTTTGAAGATTCGTGAAGCTTGAATGATTGTTGCTTGAGTAATCGGTTCCGGCACCGCAGGCCAACCCCACAACGCTGTCACCTGCACCAACGCTTCTTCACCAAAGTTGTTGTTCAATGTCGGCCAAAGATAGTCGCCGATTGCGCGGATGCGTGTGTATGGAACTGTGAGACCGTCAAGGATTCCGTTGACTGGTTCCAACTGATAATCAGATGTTGTCCAAGTCGTATCAAAGATTTGGTTTGCTTGTTGCGAACTTTTCACCGTGATCGCAGTGCCCGACATATCATCAACTTGGCAAACAAAATCGCTCCCTGCTGTGAAAACTCTAGAAGTTGCGGTGCCAACTACCCAGAAAGCGCGGTTTGCATAGCCGTCAATTAGTCGTGACGCTGCACCAGCACAGTTGTCAATTAGTTCGTCGTCTTGTGTGTCGGCTGTGCCGATTCGAAGTGCAGCCTTTATCTGATTGCGAGTTGCGTAGCCGTTCACGATTGCCATGGTGCTTTTATCCTACTTCAAGATTTGTGGAGGGAATTCTATCCCAGGCACAACATTATGTTGACGCAAGATTGCACGCATCTGCTCACACTCAAGTTCACCGTTTGCGTCGCCTCGTATCGAGTATGAATCTTCTCTTCGAATATGATCGCCACAAGGGTTACCTTTGAACGCAATTTTGTAGCCAAGTTTGCGAATCTCCATCCACTGGATCCAATCGTTCCAAACAACACGACGATACGGAATTGTGTGGATGATTGACTTTCGAAACAACGCACCACCAAGCATCGGGTTATGTGAAGAATGCAAGATGTTCTCAAATCCAATCGGGTCAGCAGCCCACAGTTGACCGTTCTGCATCCACGGATTACAGATCACATCAATATCATCTTCAACGTCTGTCAAACCGTCAAGCGCGTCGGGATACCAAATGTCGTCCATGCCGACCGGCATTACCCATTCAGAACGTGCAGTCAACATCGTGTCATTCCACGAATCCCACTTCTGATGAGGTTGCAGAATCTCAACCCAATGCTTAGGAAGATTCAAAGGCATAGGTGAAGACACAATAACTTCGTCAGGTTCTGTGTTCAACTTTTTCATCTGTTCAATGAACTGTCCACCAAACCGATCCCAGAAGTCACCCCAAACAACAACACAAACCGCAATACTCATTTGTCCCAACTGAGTTCAAGTCGTCGTTGTAAATCCCAGTGACCTTCATCAAACGATGCGTTGCGCATCTTGTTTAACTCATTGTTGGATGCGTACGACACAGAGTTCTTGTGAGAGAAACTTTCGTCCGAATGAAGAGTCGCAGAATTTATATGTTCAATAACTGGATCTTGAACAATCGCAATCGGGATATGTGCGTGCTTCGCTCGACGCTCATAATCGTTGTCTTCAAAATATGCTGGATGAAAAGCCTCACAAAACAAACCAATCTCTTTCACTACATCGCAACCAATCCACGCACAAGCCCATGGCGGAGTTCCAGCAAGTTGAATCTCGTTATCCTCACACGACAGCCAAAACCGTTCAAGTTTGCCAGGCAGAAACTCTGCATCATTATTCAACAGAATCCAACCCAAAGCGAACGGTGTTGATTTGATACCAAGATTCCAAGAAGTAGCCACACCAAGATTTGATGGCATATCCCAGATGTAAGAAGTTTTGATAAACGGATTATCAAATGCTTCAACTTTGCCTTTGCCATTATTGATGACAATCAACTTCTCAACTCCATAGTCGATTGAACCTATGCACTTGGCAAGCAAGTCGTATCGGTTGAGAACAGGGATGATTACAACCGGCACCATGCGGCAAGCTCCTTCATTGCAGGCTTCCAGAACTCATCAAATACCCGATCTGCCTGATATTGCGCAGCATGGGCAATAGCCTTCTCAGAACGGCTCCTAGGTGCCTCATACGCGCTTTTCAACGCATCCAAGATGCCAGTGACCCTAGGCGTAAAGAACCAAGAGTTCTGCGCCTGATCCCACCAAGGCTGACCATCAACGATCCAGCCGTCGCCAACCAGCTCAGGCTGTGCCGAGAAGTTAGAAACAATCACTCGTGTTCCACAAGCCTGCGCCTCGATGACAGGGATTCCGAAACCTTCACCCATTGTTGCCGAGAGCAACACGTCTGACGCTGTATACATTGCAGCCATCACACTTTGAGAGATTCCGTGACGATACGAATACTGGTCAACGATTTGATATTTGTCTTCGCTGATACCGCAAGCGATGCAAAGTTCACGCAAGTTCACGCCACCCATCGCACCATCAGGTTCGGTATAAAGATAAAGACGCGCATCAGGATGATCTGCTGAAAATAACCCGAACGCCAACAGATTCTCTGCGAACGCTTTGCGCGACGGAGACACACCTTTGTTGAAGTTACAGATAGACACAACGAACTTGTCTTCTTCAAATCCCATGAACTCTCTGCCAGTGATTGACTTGCCATCATTTGTTTTCACTGATGGTGTCGGTTTGAAAATTGACTCGATGCCGTGAGGAACATAGAGATGCTCGATACCAAACACATCCAACATTTTTGAACCAAACTTTGACATCGCAATCGGATAAACATTCGGACGATCACACCAAGCAGCCACTTCTGGTGGCGCAGGCTGATGGTCAATCGGAACCCATGACGCAATGTTTTTTACATTCAGCAACGAAGGCGACTTCAAAACCCATGTGTCAAACAAAGTCATCAACAAAGATGGCAGATCACTTCCGTTGCTCCAGTCAGCGTGGTGCGCTGCCATCACATCAGTTGAATATGTTTCAACACCTTGTGGATAGATTTTGAAACCATTCCACATCGACGCAGACCCAGCGAGGCCATACATCGCATGGACTGCTACTTCGTGTTCTTCTTTGGCGAGCCTTTGGATGACTTGCGCGGTTTGCTGACCGTAGCCGGTCGTCGCCCATGGGGCGTTGGAATACCAGGTGATGCGGAGTCGGTCGGGATTGGTAACACGGCTTGCTCTGGCAAGTGCGCCACGCCTGCTCGAATCAACTTGTCCGCCAACTCTGCTGGCAACTCCACTGGCACGTTTCTGATTATTACTAACGTCCACACATGACCTCCATGAATAGAGCAGGGAATAGAAAAAGTCGTTGCCAGCCCTGCACGTTCTGACAACGACTCAATCCTAGTGACAGCCCTTACGAGCCATCATGTGATGTTGCTAACTCCTAGGAGTTTGGCATCAACAAGTGCTTGACATGACTTGTTTGAATCAAGTTTCCGTCAATTCGGATAGTGGCGCGGAACGTCACAAGTCCTGTGTTGAAAGCGAAGTCATCGCTTCGATCCAACTGGATTCCGCCTGCTTGGCGTACATAGTACGACGAGAGGTTTCCGAAAATCACTGGACGTGTTGCCGAAGCAGCGTTCGCCATTGCTGGGTTTTCGTAGATTGGATATCCAAGAAGGATGTCGTTCTGTTCTGCGCTCAACGATGGTGAGAAAATGTATTGACCATTTCCATCTTTGAGTTGACGAACTTTGCCGATTTGTGTGGCGTTCATCTGGAAACCAGTACCTGGCAAACGACGACCTGCTGTGTCAACCGAGTAAACAAGGTCGATCAGTTTGTCTGCTGTGATTGCAAGAGCTGTTGCAGTTGCTGCAACAGATGATTGGTTCACGATGCCGTTTGGCTCAGTTGTACCTGCACCAGTTGTCAACGCTGTGTTTGCTGCGGTGCCAATTGAGTTACCAACAACATCTGAGAGGAATCCGAGGATGTCCACTCCGCTGTCGTTGAGAAGTTCAACTGAAACTGAAGTCAAGAACGCATACTTGTATGCGCCAAGAGTGACGAACGAGTTGAATGCTGGATCCGAAGTTGATGGAGCAGTACCTTCACCAGTGAGTGCTGATGTTGAGTATGTCGACAAACTTGGAATCTGAAGGTTCTCACCAGATGCCGTGTTCAGCATCATTGATGTCGTAAGCATTGGACCGACGAATCGAGCCTTCATGATTACTTGATCGTAGAACGATGTTGGAACTGGTGAACCTGTTGAAGTCTTTGAGACAACACGCTCTTCAGATTGGCCGAAAACATGCGAACGAATTTCGCCTCGTGCCATCGATCGAAGAACATCTTTGTCACCACGAACTGCTTTTGGTGCGTCTGCGACTGGGCGAACCTGGTCTGCGAACTCACGAGTTGCAGCATCAAGACGAAGTTCACGAGCCTCATCGGCGCGGAGCTTCTCGATTGTTGCTTGACGATCCTCAAGTTCTTTTGAGATTCGCTCGTATGACTGTGACTCTTCTGCTGACAGATCGCGCTTCTCAGCCGATGCAACATCAAGAATCTTCTTTGCGGCTTCCCACGCTGTAGCGCGTAATGCCATTTGGTTTTCAATAAAATTTTTCATTTGTTAAGTCCTAAATTTTGATTTGGATGCGCAGGAAATTGTATTATTTCTTGGCGAGGGACTCAGACCAAAACACTGGAGCGGGACGCATACCAGCACTAACAATTGTCAAGTATAGATACAACATCAGCCAGAAGGCAAGAGTTGGTCAGATTGATTTTAGAAGGTCAAGTTTCTTGGCAAGTAACGAAACCGATGCCGGAACTCTCGCAGGTTCGGCGCGCAATTTGGAAACTGCACTCGATAACAGATCGGCTGCATCATCGCTCAAAGTACCACCAATTTCAAGAGTGGTGATCGCTTCGGCCAAAAGATCAGCGTCAACACCTGTGCGTTGCGACAAAACTTCAAGAGACCTAACCGACGCTGTGGTCGCCTGATAGGCAGGAAAACCTGTGACAACCGAAACCTCATGCAAACGAACTTGACGCAGTTCACGAGTCATCCCATCATCAGACCATTTATCCCCACCAGTAGGAACAGAGAAGCCGAAAGACATCGAGTTAACATCTCCACGCTTCATCAGAATTGACAAGTCTTTACCAACCGAAGTTGGTGGAAGATCTGCTTCAACCAACAAACCTTTTGAGTCTTCTTGTAAACGCAAAGTCTTTGAACGTGTTGAAGCCAACAACATTGAAGAGTCATGGTTCATATACATCTTGATTGTGTTGCGACCTTTCAAAGATTTCTTGAAAGCACCTGGGGCGATACGCTCAATGAAAGGCAACGGTTCAGAGTCGCTGTTGAAAACTGCTGCATATCCAGTGAATGACATTCCATCACCGTTAGGACCTTGACGAAATTCAAAGTCATTTACAATGACTCGACGTGTTTCTACTTGTTCGCTCATGTCGCCAATGTTAGCAACATTCAGATCAAGAGATCTAGTGGATCTCGGATGACCTTGTGGTAGGAGATCGTTGTCGGTGACATATTTGGGATTCTGTGGCCGACCTGTGCGAAGAAGATAAAGATAGGCGTTCACTCTGGCATACGCCCACTGGTCACGAGTGATGCCAGGACGATGCGAAGTTGAGTATGCACCAGCTCCACGACGAAACACTGAACGCAACATCCCGATCGTCGCACGTTTCCAAGATGGGTCAGAAGCATCTAACTTGTCATTGTGGTCAGTGACTTTGTTCTTCAAACCTTCTTCAATTGTCGCAGTCAACTCAATCGTCTTTGCACCAGCAGGAGCCTTTGCGGAGCCTTGCGGATTCTTATCTGAGCCAGTGATCTGATCTGCTGGTGGAGCTGGTGCGCGTTCAGATTTGATTGCAGTTGACTTGCGTTCAAACCAATCTCGTGCCGGTTGAGGATTCAAAGGATTGATACCCCACAAATAATGTGCTACAGCACCAGCACCAGGGAACTCTTTATCTCCTGCATCAGAGTTCTTTGACGCTTGGAGATCTACTGCATGTCTTTGCGCCCAAGCGTTCGCACGAACAACTTTGTCTTCAGAGACTTCGCCTCTTGCAAGACCTCTTGCCTCTCGAACTGTCCCATCAGTAAGCCCATCACCAGCGAGACCTTGACCGTAATAGTCCAAACCTTTACGCGCAGCCGTTTGAATGTAAACAGGGACTTCTAACGAAACTTGTCGAATAGATGGTGTTTCATTTGCTGTAATTGTTTTCGGATCTTTGGTTGCGATACCAACTGAAGCGTATGCGCGTCGAGCGGAAGCATCATTATCAATCGCCAATTTGACTGGATTCTCTTCAAGAATATCTTGAGCAGTCATTTTCTTGTATTCAGGAGTTGACATTGACATATCTTCATTGAATTGGATGTCATTGTATTCAACTCCAGCATCAGCAAGTTCTTTCATTGTTCTTGATTCGTCAGAAACTGGTCTACCTGTCACAATGTAAATATAGAAATCTTTATAAAGTTCGTTCACATAGTCAATATTTTTTTGGATACCACGACTGCCAGAGAGCAGGGTTCCATCAATATCAACGATGATGACTTCATTGGCTCGAGAATTGCGTTCGCCACCAGGTGGCATATCTTCAGCCAATGAGACTGCAACCATGTGATCGACTGCATCTTGTTTATCTTGATGACATCCAAGAACTTCGCCATCTTCTTTGATCGTCGCCCAACCAGAACAGTCTGGTGATTTGTTTGTGATGAAATAAGGCATCAGACCATCAACAATATCTCAGCATCATCGTCCAAAATGCTGAAAGTTATTGAGCCAGTCGCCTGTGAATTCAAAGAACCTAAAACCGTAGAACAGATTGCATATCTGACTTTGACCGCAACTGGAACTGGCTCATAGGTTGGTTCTAGCGGCTCAATCTTTTTTCGTCGAGAAGGTGGATAGTTTCTGCGTCCACCATTCGGCGATTGTGGTGCGCCACCTGGTGTTACTACCGCGGTCGCATTCGCATCCAAGCCACCAAGCGAAGCAGACAAGACCGCAAACTCTTTCACAGTCGCAGACGCACTCGCACTCAAACCACCAAGCGGAGCAGATAAGACTGCAAACTC